ATGGGCCCCATGCTGACGGACGTTGCGTGCCGGAAGGCAGTGCCGGGCGAGAAAGAGCGCAAACTCTTCGACGAGCGTGGCTTGTACCTGCTGATAAAGCCATCCGGCTCCAAGCTTTGGCGCATGAAGTACCGCTTCGCCAACAAGGAGAAGAAGCTCTCGATCGGGCGCTACCCGGAGATTTCCGTTACTGCCGCCCGACAGGCCCGCGACAAGGCCTTGCATCAGCTGCGCGAGGGTATCGATCCTTCGGCGGAGAAGCAGCAGCGGAAGGCCCAGGCGATAGCGGACGCGCTCGACAGCTTCGAGAAGGTCGCCCGTGCCTGGTACGAGGTGAAGAGGACGACGCTTGCGCCGCGGTACGCAGCAGCCATCCTGAGCAGACTCGAGAACAACGTCTTCCCGGCGTTCGGGGCCAAGTCGATCAGGGCGATCACGCCCCCGATGGTGCTGGACATGATCAGGGGAATCGAAAAGCGCGGAGCCAACGACATGGCTCATCGCGTTCGGAATCACGTCTCGGACGTGTTCGTCTGGGCGATCGCCTCCGGGCTTGCGGAAACGGACCCCGCTGCGATCATCCGCAAGGCCCTGGTGCCGACCGACCCGCAGCTACGCCCGGCCATGGTGAAGATCACCGCAGCGCGAAAGCTGCTGGCGACGATCGAGGAGATGCCGGCCACCCACTGGTCGACGCTGCTCGCCTCTCGCCTGCTTGCGCTCACAGCCGCCCGGCCGGGTGTGGCTCGCCTGGCGGAAAAGCACGAGTTCGAGGGCTTGGAAGGCCCCTCGCCAATCTGGCGCATCCCTACGGAGAAGATGAAGCTCACCAGGGCGCAGAAACGCGATATCGCCTGGGAGTTCGTCATTCCGCTATCGCGTCAGGCGGCAGCGGTGGCGCGAGCGGCGATATCCGAAAGCCCGGCCTGCAAGGAACCGAGCGGCCCTTCATGGCTGTTCCCAGGTACGGGCGGATGGCGCCGGCCTATCAGCGACAGCACCTTGAGCAAGCTGTACCGGGACGCTGGTTTCACCGGAAAGCATGTGCCGCACGGTTGGCGATCCACCTTCTCGACGATCATGAACGAACGCGCCGCCATGGAGGACCAGGAGCGCGATCGGGCCATCATCGATCTGATGCTGGCCCATGCTCAGCAGGGCGTCGAGCCGATCTACAATCGGGCGCTCTATCTTCCACGCCGGCGCGAGCTGGCGCAGATCTGGGCCGACCTGCTAATGCAGGACGCAGTCGATCCCGATCAGCTTCTGCCGGCCCAACGGCCATGGCGAGCGAAGTCCGGGGAGACCGGGCATGAGCGCCACCCGCGTTCCCGACGCCGCGTGGCGTCGTAGCTACGACGTCGCCGCACCACAGGCGCAGGTCTTCGCTACCCACTGGCCGGAAAGCGCGAAGAACGAACACGCGCTCAAGTTTTTCGACGTCCTCAAGCAGGCCGCTTGGCGCTACTCCGCTCATATCCGGGAGCACGGCAAACACCTCCCGATCTCTGCGAACGCGAAGGCAGTGCTCGAGGCGCTGCTGCGCTTCATGGATGGCAAGACAGGTCGCTGCGATCCCTGCCTCGACAGGCTGGCGAGCCAGACGGGCCTCTCCCGACGAACGGTCGTCCGCGCCGTTCAGACCCTGCGCCACTTCGGCCTGATCAACTGGGTGCGGCGCACCGAGCTGACCGGCAAGGAGCGCGGCGAAGGCCCAAAGCGCCGGCAGATCAGCAATGCCTACTTCATCGATCTGGCCAAGCTGCCGATCGAGATCCTGCGCACGCTGCGCCAGAAACTCGGCGACAAGCTTCGAGAGACCGCGAGGAGTCGACAGGGCTCTGGGCCGGTACCTTCGCGAATGGCAAGCAACACGGCAAAGCTGGTGTCGGAGTTCAAGGGCGCCATGGCCACGTCCCTCGGCCGCGAGGCGGCTCAAAGCCGCGCCCTTGCTGGCAGCTCGCAGGAGCAGCGTCTAGCGCACATGTACCGCAACGATCCGGATGGGCTGCGCCAGCATCTTGAGATGCTCGGCTTGTCATCTTGCCCTAGTGCGAGTGCCAACATGGCATTGTACCCCTCCTCCAGAACAGAAGGGAAAGTGGACTGAGGGCGCTACGGCGCCCTCAGGCGTCAGATTTGTATTGTCCCCCATGCCTAGATGCCTGTTCCCGCCTTCAGCGGAGCGCCAGCGGAGCCGGCGTGTGAGGGCGGCTGTGCCGCCCAGGGGTATCCAGGGGGCCAAGAGCAAAGGCCGTGCCAGCTCCTGCCCTCGGGTCATCGGCACGCTTGCGCCCTGACATCCGAAAACCACCCGCCAGGTGCATCAAATCGCATCAGCGCGGATCGCGATCGAAGCGCCAACCAGCCTAGGAACTCAGCCTGCTCTGCCGGTCAGCCGTGGTGCATCAAAACCGACACGAAAAGTGCGCGGGCGAGGCGGGGGGAAAAGCGCGCTGCGAGGGGTGGCAGCGCCCTATGCCTCCGACGCAACAATGTTGCGCGGTCTCGTCGTTCGCTCTATGTTCCATCTGATGAGTCGCCGCACCACAGCCCAGTCCAAGACCGATGACCTGGCCTTCCCGGTGAGACTGAAGATCGCCGTGCCGCCCTACGGCTTGGGTGGGGATCTCGACCGCATCAAGATCTGGCTGCGCGAAAACTTGGCCGCCGGCAACTACGCCGAAGGTAGCACGGCCACGGTCGGCGGCTCGGCCGTAGCCATCTACTTCATCGACCCCTCGCACGCAGTCAGGTTTTGCAAGGCGTTCCCGCACCTGGCGCTGGCGGACGGGACTACTTCGCCGGCATACACGTCGCCGACTCGGCGGACCGCGACGCCAGCGCAGTGAGCTAGTACGGCAAGTCCAGCTCGGCCCAGAAGGTCGGCTGTTCGGGTGTCAGCCAAAGGATGCCGTCAGTGTCTTCGTTGGTCTCGGTGGCGGCCCATCGAGCCTCCTCGTCCCAACGTCCGAGATAGATGGTGAACGGGAAATCAGTATCCAGCGTGAGACCATCTACGCCCCAGGCATCGCCCACCCGGTTCGGAACAGCGAGCAACACCTGCTGACCGTCAAAGGGCGCACCAGGACCGAACTCGGGAAGCTTCTGCCAGTCGATCGCCATGTGCACCTCTCATGCGTGGCAGTCAGCCTACAACGGCAACGGTGATGCCGGCCACCGCGTTCTTTGTGCGGCCGGGATCATCAGCACAACATGCTCATGAGGAAAGATGCGGCGGTCAGGTGCTGCGCAAAGCCTCCTTGAGCATAGCCGACACATAGGGAAATACAGCGTCCGCGCGACTCACGTATGGAGAGTGCATGTCGGATGACCTCTTTGTTCGAAACCGTGAGCTGCGCATTAGAGCGCTACGAGCCCGCATCCGGGCAAAAACCGCGCGGGCCCGGGCTCAAGCTGCAGTTATCAGGGCAGCCGCGACAATGCGGAAGATCCGTGAAGCTCGGAACACTCAGCCCTGATCTTCCGGCTTCAGGCTGCCGCCTTCACCCGCTCGCGGAATCGGATCGCTGAAACGCCTATTACGTCGTTCAGCTCCAGGAACACCGACTGCAGCGGCTCGATCTCCAGCTCGAAGAACGCGTCGGTTGCCTTGATCACGTCGCCGAAGCCGCCCGCGTTCGCCGGCACGATGCCGAGCAGCTGCGGCGGCACCCGGTGCGCAGCCAGCACGTCGTCTCGCGTCGTGTTCTTGATGCCGAGGAACTCGTCCTTCGCGCCCACCTCGGCAATCGGCAGGATCTTGATCCCGCTCTCCTTCCCCTGGGGCGAGTGAACGAAGAGATTGCGGAAGTTGCCCGGCCCCTTCGATCGCTTGAGGGCGTCGCGCATCTTGTCGACGTCGCCGTTGGCGAACTCGCCGGTCGCATAGAGGATGTAGCCGGCGTGGCTCCCGTTCTCGTAATAGCGGCGGCGGAACAGCGTGGCGTTTTCATTCAGCAGCGCGGACTGCAGCGCCGAGAGGTACTCGGGCAGGCCGTAGATCTCCTGATTGATATCGGGCGCCATCAGCTGGTGGACCGTGCCGCGGTCGAACTCGACCTCGTTCTTGTACCCCGGCACCCACCAGAACTGGCCCGGCTCCACGCCGCGCCGGGTGTACTTGGCAAGCGACTGCTCGATCCGCATGACCCCGCCGAGGCGGTTGCGCACCTCGCGCACGTAGCCGTTGCCCAGCACCAGGTAGTCCTGCACCAGGCTGGCGAAGTCGCGACGCGAGATCAGGGACGCGGGATCGAGGCTGGCCGCGATCATGTTGCGCTTCAGGATGATGGCGCTCGAATGATGCGGCGAGGCACGGAATGCGCGCGCGAGTCCGTCAAGCGAGATCGGCGGCTCGTACCAGCGCTGATTGTGCCAGCACTCCAGCATGTCCAGCATTGTCGCGCGGCTCAGTACAGGCTCGGGCTCGCCAAAGGTGAAAGCTTCGATCGAGCGGCTGCGATTGTCGTTCGACGCGACGATCGCGCCCTCGCTCGCCGCAGCGGCCTCTCGGCGGTTCAGGCGGCGCGCGCGCTTGCTGGCGGTGCTCATTCGATAATCTCCATCGTGCCCTGCGGCTTTTCCTTGCCGTCGAGCGGCTCGTTCATGAGGATATGCATGGTTGCCCAGGCAAGATCGGCGTGGCCGTCGTCGCCGCCCCTGCCGGCCTTGAAGGTCACGTTGCGCCCGCTGGTGGTCAGCGTCTTCTTGATCGAGACGAACGCCGAGACGATGTCGAGCATGCTGCTGTCGAAAGCGAGCCGACCGCGCCGGATCACGTTCTGCGCCTTCATGATCATGCCGGCCTTCACCTCGAGCGAGTACTCGATCTTCACGACCGAGCAGCCCGGCAGTGCGCCGACCTTGGCGAGCAGCTGGTAGACGCCGGCGCCGACGCCGCTCGCATCCACGCCAAGGTACGTGCAGTTGTAACGGCTGAGCATCGATTTGCAGAACTCAGCCTGCTGCTCGAAATCGAGCCCGCGAAGAGGATGACGCTCAAGAATCCGGAACGTGCCGCCTTCAGACGTTGGCGGCGCCATGATCACCAGCGCGGCATTGTCACCGGTCTCGCTCGATTGCGGATCGTACCCGGCCCAGACCGCGCGTGAACCATATGGCCGCGCCGCCTCGGAGTTGAAGTCGGTCCATTCGACCAGGCTGTCGCACCCGCAGGCGACCATGTCGTTGAACTTGAACGCCGAGAGTGTGTCGTCGACGAAGTCGCACATGAACAGGTTGGCGAACTCGTCAGGCGCGTACTCGTCCTGCAGCTCCTCGATGTCGAAGAGGTCGCACCCGCCCTCCTCCGCATCCTTGATGTTGACGATGTTGCGCCAGACCCGATCCGGGCCGACGCTGCCGATCGCCAGCGCCGCGTGACTGACGTCGATCTCGACCCGGTCTTCCTTCTTGCGCCGCCGGTTGCGCCGCTCGCCAGTCCAGTAGGGATAAGCCGGGTGCGCGATCGTCGAGGGCGTTGAGAAGTACGTCTTCCGCCACTTCTTGTGGGTCGCCATGCCCGAGGCGACCTTGTTCAGCTCCTCGAAGCTGTGGACCCAGAAGAACTCGTCGAAGTAGAAGTTGCCGTGCCGGCCCTGCGCGGTGCGGAAGTTCGTGCCCAGGAAGTGCAGCTCCGCCGCCGCTTCCTCGGCCGGGCGCAAGTCCGACGTGATCAGCATCGGATCGCCGGTGAGTGAGACGCCAACCAGCTTGGCGAAGCTGACGATGTAGGACTTGAACTGGTGCGCCTGCGCCTTCGAGGCTGACAGGAAGATCTGGTTACGACCGGTCTCGATCGCATCGATCAGCGCTTCGAACGCGAAATAGTACGTCGCGCCGATCTGGCGCGACTTGAGGATCATGCGCGTGCGCTGGCTCAGCGCTTGCCACCAGCGATGCTGGTAGTCGTAGAGCCCGTCGAGGAAGATGCGCTTCAGCTCGGCGGCCTGCTCGGCCGTAAAGTGGTTCTTCTTCGCCTTCTTGCGCGGAGCTGCGTTGCGGTTGGCAACCTTGTCGTTCAGATCGCCGGCATGGCCGCCCGGCGCGTCGTAGCGCCGCACCTTGGCCAGGCTCTCGATCTGGCGGCTCAGCGCCTCCATCTCGACCAGGTCGCCGCTGGTCTTCTTCTCCTTAGCGATCAGCGTGAGGAGCCGGATCTCCAGACCGTCTTCCAGCTTCTGGATGGACGGCGCGTCATCCCACCGGTCGCGTTGCTTCCATGCCTCGATCGTGGCGCGCGGGATTGCACCGCCCTTGTCATTGACGACGCTGTGAAGCGCGAACTCGTCCGCGATCTGAGTGATGCCCCAACCGCGCCAGTACAGGCTGCGCGCATGGCGACGCGGATCGAACTGCCACGACGGGGGCGGTGCGCCTGGTTGAGGAAGGAAGGGGCCGGTCATCGGCGCCGACCATGGCGCGCGCATCAGCCCCCAAGCACCGGCCTCCATTTGGCTGGGCGCCTGTCCAAATGCGTGCCCTTGAGAGTGAAGGCCTAAGCGGCGCTTCTGCCTCCATCAACGCCGCCACGTTGCAGATGGAGCCCGATCACTCATGGCCAAGAGCAAATTTTTCCGCGTCGCCGTCGAAGGCGCCACTGTCGACGGCCGCACGATCGAGCGTGAATGGCTCGAGCAGATGGCGGCCGGCTACAACCCGGCGACGTACACCGCCCGGATCAACTGCGAGCACATCGCTGGCTACAGCCCCGACGCGCCCTTCAATGCCTACGGCTCGGTGCTCTCGCTCAACACCGAAGAGATCGAGCTCGAGGTCAACGGCAAGAAGCAGAAGCTGCTCGCGCTCAATGCCGAGATCGACGCAAACGACCAGCTGATCGCCATCAACAAGGCAGGGCAGAAGCTGTTCACCAGCTGCGAGATCCACCCCAACTTCGCCAACCAGGGCAAGGCCTACCTGGTCGGCCTGGCAGTGACCGACATGCCGGCTTCGCTGGGCACCGAGCCGCTCAAGTTCGCCGCCATGGCGCGTCCCAACGTCTTTTCGCCCGCGCACGAGACGCAGATCGAGATCCCCGCCGCGACCGATGGCGCGTCGATCGAAGAAGCGACGAAGAAGGGCTTCATCGCCGCATTCGCGACCCTCTTCAAGACGCCCGAGAAGCCGAAGGAAGAGCCCAAGGCGCCACCGGAACCGGCTAACGATAACGCGGTCGATGTCGAGCAGCTCGCCGCCGTGTTCAGCCAGCAGCTCGCCGCTGCCGTGAAGCCGGGCAACGACGCGCTCACCGCGCTGGGCACGCGCTTCGATGCGCTCGAAGCCAAACTCAACAAGACGCCCGAGCCGCAGACCTTCAGCCGTCCGCTCGCCACCGGCGGCAACGGCGCGACGTCGATCGTCACCGACTGCTGAACGCCGCCCACACCGACCGCCTGCCCCGTCCTAAGCGCCCCCTCAGGAGCCCACGCCCATGCGTAAAGAAACCCGCCAGCTCTACAAAGCCTACGTCAGCCAGATCGCCCTGGTGAACGGCATCGACGCCTCGGACGCGGCGTCGAAGTTCGCCGTCGCTCCGGTTGTCGAGCAGAAGCTGGAAGAGAAGATCCAGCAGTCGAGCGACTTCCTGCAGCTGATCAACTTCGTGCCTGTCGTGCAGCAGCAGGGCGCCCGCGTGGGCGTCACTGTCACCCGCCCGATCGCGAGCCGCACCAACACCGCAGGCGGCACGCGCCGGACGCCCACCGATCCGACCGACACCACCAACGAGGGCGGCTACCACTGCCGCCAGACCAACTTCGATCACGCGATCCCGTATGCGAAGCTCGACGCCTGGCGCCATAAGCCGGAGTTTCAGACCCTTCTGCGCGACGTGATCCTGAAGCAGCAGGGCCGCGATCGTATCATGATCGGCTTCAACGGCACCTCCGTGGCTCCCACCACCAACATCGCGACCAACCCTCTGCTGCAGGACGTCAACGAAGGCTGGCTGCACAAGATCCGCACCAGCGCCCCGGCGCGCGTCCTGAACGACGGCGAACTGACGACCGGCGCTACTGCCGCAACCAAGGCGATCTACGTCGCTGCAGGCGTTGAGGTGGTCAACGGCGCTGGTACCAACGCCGCGACGGCAAAGGCCGACTACGCCAACCTCGACGCGCTTGCCTTCGACGCTCTGGATCTGCTCGATCCCTGGCACCGCAGCGACACCGACCTGGTCGTGATCGTCGGTTGGAAGCTGGTGAAGGACAAGTACCTTAACCTTCTCCAGGCCGCCGGCGACACCTCGACCGAGCGCGAAGCGGCGCATCGCATCCTAACCTTGCCCAAGCAGCTTGCCGGCAAGCGCGCGATTATCGTGCCCTTCTTCCCGGAGAATGCGCTGCTGGTGACCAGCCTCGATAACCTCTCGGTCTACTGGCAGGAGGAAACCCGCCGCCGCCAGATCAAGGACGAGCCCGCCCTCGATCGCATCGAGAACTACGAATCCGTCAACGAGGACTACGTGGTCGAGGACTTTGGCCGCTGCGCACTCGTCGAGAACATCGTCATGGGCGCCGAGCCGGCCTGATCCGGCTCGCTAACCCCTCCGCTATCCGCTTCGGCCACAGGACACAGCCATGAGCCTCGCTCAGCGCCAACGTGATCGCATTCTCGCTGCCCAGACCCTCAGCGCAGCGACTGCACCTGTGTCCGAAGCGGACCACGCCCCCGCTGCCGTCCCTCCCTCGGCAGCGGGGGCGACTAACGCCTCTCCCGCGGATCGCGCCGCCGCCCAGATCGTTATGCGCCTGACCCACGACTTGCGCCGGCTCAAGCAGATCCGCTCGATCGGCAAGAAGATCGAGGCCAAGCGCGAAATGCTGCCCGAGTACAAGGCCTGGGTCGAAGGCATCCTCGCCGCCGACGCGGGCGTCGGCGCCGGCCTCGCCGCCGAAGTGCTGCCCACGTACATGGTCTGGCTGATCGATATCGGCGAGTATGCCGAGGCGCTGGATCTCGTGCCCTTCGTCTTCCGCCACAACGTGCAGATGCCCTCGCGCTACCAGCGCGATGCCGCGACGATCGTGGTCGAGGAGATCGCCGAAGCCGCCGCCAAGGCGCAGAACGCCGGCACCGCCTTCCCGCTCGACGTCCTACTGCAGGTCGAGGAGCTGACCACCGACCACGATTTTCACGACGAAGTCCGCGCCAAGCTGTTCAAGGCGATCGGCATCGAGCAGCTGCGCAGCGCCGAGGAACTCCCGGCAGACAAGAGCAAGTCGGCGCTCGAAACCACGCTCACCATGCTGCGGGCAGCCCAAGGCCTCAACGATCGCGTCGGCGTGAAGGATCGCATCAAGCGCGCCGACAAGCTGTTGGCCGCCGTCACCAAGGCGGCGGAACCGACCACCGAACAGGGCGGCGATACCGCCGCCTGAAAAGCTCGCCCCCGGCGCTCAGGGGCGGATCGCGTGATGCGGGAGACCTTCGGGTCGCAGGGCCGCATCAGCCCCGATCCTCACCCCTGTTAGCCGGCGCGGCCGGTTGGAGAACGTCATGTCTTTCGTCGCTCGCCCTCCCACGGCCGAGATCGAGCAGCCGGCGGCACCCGAAGCGGTGGTGGTCAATGACGGCTTCTTCCCGAACATCGACCCCGCAGCCGTGCGCGAGGCCGCCCGCATCCCCAGCAACATCACGCCCGCGCGCCTGCGCGCCGCCATCCTGGGCGCGATCATGACCATCGAGATCGACCTGCGCGCTTACGCCGCCGCGTCGATCGCCGACGGCCACACCACCCTTGCTGCCGTTGCGGCCGCCCAGCTCGACGGCGGAAGCGTCCAGGTCATCCGTTACCAGCGCGCCATCGCCCTCTACACCAAGGCTGAGCTGATCGAGCGCCATCGCGACTTCGACACGACGGCCGCCGGCGGCGCCCAGGCCGACGAACTCACGCCCTCGATCGGCGAGCTGCGCCGCGACGCCCAGCACGCCGTGCGCGACATCCTCGGCCAATCGCGCACCGTGGTCGACCTGATCTGATGCCTGCCGAGCAGCCCCTCAAGGCCCAGCAGGGCGATACTCTCGACCAGCTGCTCTGGCGGGAAGCCGGCCTCGGCCCGGCCGACTGGACGCGCGTGCTCGATGCCAATCCCGGCCTGGCCGACGCCGGTACCGTTCTCCCGCTCGGCACCGTGGTGATTGTCCCGGCCTCGGCCGAGCAGCGCAGCGCGCGCGTGCTGCCCCTTGTCCAACTCTGGAGCTGACCCATGGACTTGCGCCACTACCTGGAATGGCTCGCCGAGCTGCTCGTATCCCTCGCACCTTCGCTGATCGGCTCCGCAGCAGCGCAGGCGTGGAAGCCGGGCCTGCCGTGGCGCGAGCGCTTCCTGCAGTGGATCGTCGGCTCGACGGTCAGCTACTACGCCACTCTGGCGATCATCGCCGTCACCGGTTGGAACGCCTTCGTGGCGCAGTCGATCGCGTTCGCAATCGCCCTGCTCGCCTTTGACGCGACGCCCGCCATCGCACGCGCTGCAACCGACGTACTGGTCAGCCTGCCCGGCCGCTTCGCCGACCGCTTCCTGCCCCGGAAGAACTGACCATGGCAAACGCAAGCAGGCCAATCGGTACCTCGCACAAGATCGGCGCCGCCGCGCTCACCATCATCGGCGCGGCGATCGCGCTCGAAGGCGGCTACGTGAACCACCGGAATGATCCCGGCGGCGAAACCAACATGGGTGTCACTGTCAGCGTCGCGCGCGAGAGCGGCTACACCGGCCCGATGCGCAAGCTGCCGCGCGAAGTGGCGGAAAGCATCTACTACAAGCGCTACCTGGTCGCCCCCGGCCTCGAACCGCTGATCGCGCTCGACGCCGCGGTTACTGAGGAGCTGTTCGACACCACGGTCAACATGGGGCCGGCGCGCCCGTCGCGCTGGTTTCAGCAGAGCCTCAACGAACTCTGCTCGGCCCGGGTCGGCGTCGATGGCAAGATCGGCGGGCAGACGATCGGCGCCTATGCCAGCTGCCAGAAGAAGCTTGGTGCCGTCACCGTCTGCGTCCGCATGCTCGATAGCCTCGATGCCAAGCAGCGCGCCGAGTACGCGCGCCTGGTGCGGGTGAACCGCAACCTCGGCATCTTCCACAAGGGCTGGGTCGCGAATCGCATCGGCAACGTCGACCGCAAGAAGTGCGGCAAGGCGCCGGCATGATCGGCCTTTCGCATGTAGCCCTCGCCGGTGCGCTCATGGCCTGCGTCGCCGGCATTGGCGGCTTCGCATATGGCGTCAACGTCGGCTCCGCGCAGGAGAAGGCCGCTCAGAAGCGCGCCGACGATGCCGCCGAGGCCGAGCGCGCCAAGCGGCAGGCCGCGATCGACGCCTCTACCGAGCAGCACCAGGCCGCCGAGTACGACCGCCAGGCCAACACCAGGGAGATCACCCGTGAAGTCGCTACGATCATCGAGCGCCCGGTTTACCGCAGCACTTGCCTTGACGCTGATGGCGTCCGCCTGCTCGACCGGGCCGCGGCCGTCGCCAATGGCGAGAGTATCGGCGAACCTTCTGGCACCCCCGCCCAAGCTGCCGAGCCCGCAGCGCAATAGCGCCGGCGAGATGGACGGCGCCGCCGCCCTCGCCAGCCTTGCCACCCTCTACGACGTCGCCGGCCAGATCCGCGCGGCGCTGATCGCATTGCAGGCGCAAGTGCGGCTGAGCGGAGGCACCGATGCGCAAGGCCGATAGTCTTCGCCGCTGGCTCACCGCCTACCTGCCCGAGCTGAAGACACACCCCGACCGCCTGCAGATCTACATCGAGGGCGGCCAGATCAATTCGCGTCGCTCGCGCACGCTGTCCTTCACCTATGGCTACACGCTCAAGGCGCTGATCATGGACTTCGCCGGCGACGCCGACGCGATCATGGTACCGCTGCTCGCGTGGATCGAGAAGGAACAGCCCCAGCTGCTGCAGCGCCAGGATAGCCAGCCCTTCGGCTTCGAGGCCGAGCTGCTCGACGGCGACGTGTCCGACATCGAGATCTCGCTCGACCTGACCGAGATGGTCCTGGTGAAGCCCCGCACCGATGGAAGCGGCTACGACATCGAGCACCCGCCCGAGCCGGATTTCACCGATGCCTTCGCCGGTGTCGGCGCCAGCTTCCTCCAGGGCTTCGGCAACACCGAGCTGCTCGCCCAGACCAGCGATCCGGATGCGGTCCTCACCCCGGCGATCCCGCCCGCAGCATGAGCGACGATCTGGCCGAGCTCGAGCGTATCGCTGGCGCCCTGCTGCGCGGCCTCGGCTCGGGCCAGCGCCGCGGGCTCATGCGCCGCATGGCGCGCGAACTGGCGATCAGCCAGCGCCACCGCATCACCGCGCAGCGCCAACCGGACGGCAGTGCCTTCGAGCCGCGCAAGGCCAAGGCGCCGCCAGTCTCCGGACGCGGCGCCGCCTGCTTCCTCTACCCTTCGGGCGGCGGTGGCGAACCACGCAAGGTCATCATGAAGAGCTTCACCTGGGCGACCGGGCGCATGCTCACCGGCTTCGATATCGAGGCCGGCTCGATCCGCAGCTTCGAGTTCGACAAGATCGTGAAGTGGCTTCCGGTACCGGAGGAGCACAAGAACGCGGGCGGTGGCAAGCTGCGGCGCCGCGGCGGCCTGCGACGACGTGCGATGTTCCGCCGCCTCGCCTCGTCCCGCTTCCTGAAGACCGGTACCGACGATCAGGGCTTCTGGGTCGGCTTCTCAGGCAAGGTGTCGCAGATCGCCGGCGTCCACCAGCATGGCTTGCGCGATCGGCCCTCGCTCCGGGCGAAGGCCGTACCGTACCCCAAGCGCGAGCTGCTCGGCGCGACGCCGGCTGACCGCGAACGCCTGCTCGACCTGCTCTACGAGCACATGGCGACTGCGGTCTGA